TTATTCTGTTTTCTCCGCCCTCTGCTTGAGCACGTCCACAGCTTTGGTCAATGCTTCAGGAATCGGCACACCCATGAGCCCGGCATTCTCGATGATCGAAATCGTTTCGTTGCAGATGAACGCGATCACCGTAGCATCGCGGATAAAGCTCGACCCGATGATGGCATCCAGCTGACAGGCTACCAGCACGACCAGCAGGCTCACGCCCTTGCGGCACAGGCCCTTCCAGCCTGCCCGGCTTTCCAGTGTACCGGTCTTGGTCTTCGGGCTGGTATGGAACACACCAGCCACTACAAGCCCTGTGATGTAGTCGATGGCCATGAAGATCACAAGCGTCTGTAACGCGGTATCCCAGCCGCCGAACAGGGCCGCAACGGCCCCACCCAAAAGCCCGACATAAGTACACAATTCTCTGCTGCTCATCGTTATGCTCCTTTCACTTTGCACAGTCCTGCCTTTTTGATGATGGCCGGGTAGTCTTTGTAAGCGTGGCTGAGATCTACCGGGCCGCTTACGCCGGAGATGCGGCCCTCGCTGGTGTACTGCCACATCCCGTGGGTGCGGGTGGGACGCTTGCCGCGATAATCGGCCAGCCAGAGGTCATAGGCAGCAAGGGCATCCATGTCCAGCGCAGTGGCCGCGAAATTGGCGTAGGTGTACACCATGGCATACAGCCCCCACGCTTCCAGTCGGGCAGCGGCTTGGGCCACCAGCGCCGCCAGCTTGGCGGGGCCCAGCCCACGGAGCTTCGGGTCCTCCACGTCCACGGCCACAGGCAGCTGGAAGGTCTTGCCCGTCAAGATGGCTTTCAGGGTGGCCAGCTCATCCTCCACCTGCTGGCGGGTCTGGGCGCAGGTGTAGTAGTAGCCGCCCACCGGGATGCCCTGTTTGATGCAGGTGGCATAGTTGGCCTCAAAGGTGGGGTCGAGGTAGGGCTTGCCGCCTTTGCTGCCCAGTACCCGCAGCATTACCCCGTCTACGGTGCCGCTGGTCTTGACCGCGTCCCAGTCGATGCGGCCCTGCCAGCGGGAAACGTCCATGATGTGCTTAGCCATCCTGCGCCTCCTTGTCCAGCGCAGCTTGTACGCGGGCCCGCCAGCGGGCAGGGACATCCTCAATGGTAAAAGCGCCGTCAAACTGATGCAGCTTGATTTGAGTTACATAAAACTGGATCATCCGTTATACCTCCTGTGCAGCCAGCAAGTCCAGCATGGCCGCTTCCAATGCAGAAATACGCTCGTCGGTGGAGGGGAGCTTGGCCTGCTGTTCAGCTTTTTCGCGGGCTTCAGCCTGTGCGGCCAGTTCCTCAGCAGTGTACAAGTGGTACACCCGCACCTGCTCTTCTTCGTCCCAGGCGTCTTTTGCTTCCACGCCGGGCACGTCCACCACCTTCTGCACGTCTTTGCCGCCGTTTGGGTACTCGGCAAGGGTCTCGTAGTGGCTGACCTCCTCCACGCCCGCCACAGCATCGTGGTGGATGGTCTGTGTCTTGTCTTCCAGCCAGCCCAAAGACAGGTCGGGGTTTTCCATAGGGTTGCCGTTGATGTCAATGATTTTCACGATTATATGCTCCTTTCGTTAGGCGATGCGCTTCCAGATGTAAGCGGTCAGGTAGGGCGGCATGTTGTTGTGGGCAGTAGAACCACCGGCGTACCCAGATGCAAGCCGATTTTGTACGTCATTACCCCAATACGTTCCTCCATAAAACTTCTTGAAATTCACGCCAGTGCGGCTTCCGTTCTCCCAGCCAAAACAGTACAGATTATCGATATCGATACCCTCATGTCTATGAGCTGGCATCTCAGCAACAGTCAATGCGTGTCCTGCCTCGCCGCCCGTTTTCCCCGCCGCGTAAGTATCGCCAGCGGCCAGAATAAACTTATCCTTAATACGTTCCCATGTGCCTCCCAGAAAGCTCGCAGGGCTGGTCGAGCTGGTACTCTGATAGATGCAACCTACCGGGTAGAGCTTGTTCACCAGTGCCGACCACTTGATTTTCTGGGTGTTCGTACCTTGTAAAATCAGATAGTCGTTTGCACTAGGTGCAGATGCAGTTGGCAGACTTGTAATAGGAATATTTGCCATTAAATTATCCTCCAATCTTTCTATTCGCGGTCAGGGCCTTGCTGTCTGCGGTGACAAGCACAGAACCATCCGATGCCGTCAGCACGACCAGCAGCTCGCCCGTCATGAGCTGCTGAGTCAGCGTGTCCAGATCTTCTTTTGACGCTGTTTTCTCGTCTATCTCGGAGAGAGAATCACTGACAGCACTGAGCACTTCTGCGATTTTGCCTTGACAAGCAGACAACGAGCGTTTCAGCTGTTCCAGCGAGGGGAGTTTTGTACTTGCCATGTGCTGCTCCTTCCGTTAAGACCCGAACACCTCGGTCAGCATGGCGTCGACCTCGGTATCAGTCGCAAGCACCATGCCGTTCAGCTTTGCATAATTTTCCTTGGACATCAGGCCGTTTGCGGTGGTCGATGCAAGGCCATAGGTCGTGTTGGTGCCGGGAATGCCAAGCGCGGTGATGTCGTTTTTGGTGACTGCCGTGACAGCGGTGACGTGGCCCAGTGCGTCCACGGTGATCTTATACAGACCGCTCGTTGCTGCGGTATGAGACGGGTGGACGTACTTGTTCGCACCCGTTGCAATGCCAGCCAGCTTGGTCTTTTCTGCGGTGGTGTAGTCGTTGGTAGACAGACCCTTGCCTGCCACCTTATCCACCTTGCCGGACAGGTCCACGGTAGTGTCGTCCAGCAGTTCCATGGTGTAGTGGTCGCCGTCACCCTTGATCTTAGCGTAGATGTCATAATGCTTGGTGGTGGTGTTCATCACCAGATACAGGATGTTCTCCTGTGCGGCATCGACTTTCGGCACTGCATCGACCTTCTGGAAGGATGCGTGGCCGGATTTGGAAATGGCGGTGTTAATAGCAGCCACCACCTGTGCGCTGGTCTGGAAGGTGCTGTCGTTGGCCAGCTGGCTGGTCTTGGTGGGAACCGTGATGTTGACACTCTTATCGGATGCAATGGTCTGGGCGGTGCCGTTCACCTTGATGCTCTCGATCTTGTTGGCCTGTGCGCCGACCCTTTCCAGCGCGTCCACGCGGGCCGCGAGAGCTTTGGCTTTCTGATTTTCCTTCTGAGCGAGCTTCTGGAGGTGGCCCAGTTTCGAAATGTGGTCGATGTCGTAGTCTGCCATAATGTTTCCTCTCAATCGTCAAATATTTCGTCCAGCATTGCATCGACCTCTTCATCGGTGGCAATGTGGAGTGATTCGTGTACTTCCTTGACAAACGCTTCCCATGCCGGGGTACCCGGTTCCGGGAGGATGCCGTCCTCGGTGCCAGAATTGGGGCCGACCCGGTAACGCAGGTCGGCGCTGGTCACGGTGCGGGTGCCGTCGGAGCCTTCAAAGGTGATGCAGCCATTGCCGGGCTGTGCAGTCACGCTGGCAGGCACATCCACATAGCCGTCCACCACCAGCGAAGATGCAGGTTCCTTGACGCCCGGCATGTGCCAGAATATCCGGATGGCCAGCCCCTGCCACTCGCCGGTCTGCTCAATCGCAAGGCGGTAAACGCCGCTGTTGCCGACGTAGCCCATCGACACGGCGACGTCGTACCGGCGCAGCTTGACCGTGCCGTTGCTGCACAGAGTGACCGGAATATCAATCATTGCCTTGTCACCCCTTACAGCAGATAATTTGCAGCCAACGGTGTGTCGTCGGAGGCGCACAGAACAACGCCCGCGTCGGTATATAGGCCGAAGGTCAGTCTGCCGGTCACGAGCATCGACATCAGCTCATCCAACTCGCCGCCGACCGCCTGCGCGTCTGCCGGTGCACCGTCGATGCGCAAGGTCTTATCCGTGCTGACGATTGCTGCAGCGCGGTCTGCCTGTTCCTTGGCAGATGCTGCACTTTTTGCTGCGTTTTCTTCGGCTTTTACAGCCGTCGTCTTGCTGGCCTCTGCGGCCTCTGCACTGGCGGCTGCATTGGTCTCGGACGCTTTGGCAGCAGAAGCGGACGAAGCCGCATTGCTCTCCGAAGCTTTCGCTGCACTCGCGGAGCTTGCAGCCGCGCTCTGGCTGCTTGCAGCGGCCTTCTGGCTGGATGCTGCTGCGCGGGCGCTATTTGCGGCGGCGCTCTGGCTCTTGGCTGCAGCGTTGGCGCTGTTGGTCGCTTTTTCCTCCAGGGCGTTGATCCGCGCCTGCGCTGCCTTCAAAAGCTGGTCCGTAGGGAGCCGGGTCACGCCGTCCGACATAACGCCGCACAGGTGTTCGTCTAGACGGGTGTCCGTGATGTTACCTGCGGTGATCGCCGTGCTGCCCGCCGGCCGCGTGACCTCCGCGAGGCAGAGGTCGTACACGGTGGCGGTGCGGGAGATGGCCGGTGCCGTGGGCTGGGTGTCCGGGGTGCCCTGCAGGATGAGCAGAGAACTCTTCCGGCTGGCCGCGTCGAACCGCAGGACGATTCGGTCGATGCGGGGCCGCTGGCCGTCTGCGAGAGCGAGGGTCAGGGTCTCTGCCTCCCGCATGATGATGCTGTACCCCTCGAACCGCGCGGGCCGGACCCAGCCCTGCCCGGCGCTCACGGTCACTTTGATACCGCCTGCGGGCGTGACCGCGAAGTCCTCCTCGGCGCTGTACACGCCGGAGGTGCGGGTGGCGTTGTAGCCTGCTGCGTCACGGTCGTCGTAGTCGATGCCGTTGAGGGGATAAGTCGTGATAATGCTCAAAATATCCCTCCTTAGAGCCTGTGCCAGACCGGCGTTCCCAGCCGCAGGGTGCGGGTAGTGCCGTCGCTCTGGCTCTGTGTGATGACGTCGGCCACTCGGACTGTTGCCCGGTAGCCCAGCTCCGGCAGAGTGCAGAACGCCACATCGCCGGGCGCAAGATTGGCGTCGAGGCTGATCTCGATGCTGCCGGTGCGGAGCTGGTCCAGCAGCTTGTTGGTGCCCCGGTCCATGAGGCGCTGCAGATAGTCGGCGCTCTGGTTGGTCTCGCCTTTTTCCTCGTCGGGCTGGACGTCGCGGGCGTCCACGTAGAGCTCCCGCCGGTCGGCACCAGCGGCGTCGGTCAGGCCGACCGCCACGGTGGCGCGGTTTTCGCCTTCACCTGCGCCCTGTACTACGGCCACGTTGCAGTAGTCGTTGTCGCCGAAGGCCCAGCTGGCCCCCTGCAGGTTGCCCCATTTGGTCGAGAATCGGTTATTAGGGTCAGCCGTGGGCCTGAAAACTTCAAAGATGAGCTTCTTGTCGGTGTTTTTGCCGCTGAGGACCACCCGGAAGCCTAGGTCACAGGCCGCGCCGAGGGTGGTGAAATATTCCAGTAGACTGCCGCCGGAGGTCTGGGCGGTGTAGCGGGTGTCGAACCCTACCGCGCCGCCCAGCTCCAGCCGGGGCCAGGGCTGCATCGCGGCTACCAATCGCCGCATGGCCCGCTCAGCGTTCTCGTCCTTGACGGTCTCGGTGCTGACGCGCTTCGAGAAGATCCAGGTGGCCGGGAACAAGGTGCAGACAAGGTTCGCATCCTGGTTCTCGTTGCTCCGGTGGCAGATGCGCATGGGCACGTTACTGTCGCTGCGCTTGAGCCAGCGGCCTTCCCGCAGCAGTTCGAGGTTTTCCTGCGTGGGCCGAACTTCGAGCTTGCTTTCCGTCAGGGTGTTGTAGGGTTCGTCCCAATACAGGCTCACCCAGACCTCGATGCGGCCCAGCCGGGCAAGGGTGATTTCGTCTAAAACGTCCAGCGTCAAGCGATCACCTCCGGCAGGATGCCGCTGTACATCGGGTAGAAGGTCACAGTGGCCTGTAAATTGCCCACGCCGCTGTCGGCGTCGGTCTTGAGCGGGTTGTCACCGGGGGCCAGCTCCACGAGGTCGCTGTCCTCATCCAGCAGCGCGAAGATGTTCTCGTCCTGTTGGTTCTCGGTCCGCTTGACGGCCAGCTTGTCGGTCGTGGTGCGGTAGATTTCGATGGTCTGGCCCGGCGTCAGGGTGGTCAGGATGCGGATGCACTCGCCGGTGACGGCGTTGACGATGCAGGGGTTGACCACAGCAGCATCGCTGCGCAGCACCGCCGTAAAGGGCACCGGCAGAGCCCCGGCGTTCCGTGCATTGACAAAGGCGCTCTGGTTCTTCGTGCCGAATCGGTGCGGTGCGGCATAGTTGACCGGGAACCGGAACGCTGCCGTATAGCCGCCCAGCGTATAGCTGGCCGCGGTGAGCGAATACCAGAACGGCTTCGGGCAGAACAGCATCATATCCAGCCTGGGAAAACCGTGAATCTGCGTGGTGTACGGGGTCTTGCTGACCACGAACCGGCAGAACCATTTGTCGCCAAAATAGAGGGTGCCCTTGGTCTTGTAGGTCAGCGTCCGGAGCAGCAGTTCGGCGTCAGCGTCACCGTGCTCCGACCAGCAGTCGGCGATGATCTCCCGCGAGACGCCCGCGACGGTCTGGTCCTCCACAGTCTGGCCCACCTGGTTGACGCCCTGGGCGAGCTGCAGCTCGACGGCCACGCCGTTGAGCGGGTCGATGCTGTAGGGGATGCCGTAGTCCCAGCCCAGGTGGAGTTCCGCGCCCGCATCGGTCACGAGCATGAGGTGGTCTTGTCGTTCCATTCAGGCGCTCCTTTCTAGTGCTTGGTAGCCTTGGCCCGGTCTGCCTCCCAGCGGGTCTCGCGGGCGAGGTCGGCGGCGGTCTGGGCCTTGCTGTTGATGTTCTGGGTGATATTGGTGTCACCGTCCCGGTGGTAGTTGTTGGCCGCTGCGGCGATCTGTGCGGTGCCGGAGGCGGCCACGCTGCGGTAGACAGCCATGTTGTCGCTGAGGACCAGGCTGTTGGCCTGCCGGACCATCTCGGCCAGCTTTTCGTTGGCCGCAAGAATGGCGGCGGTGTTGTCCTCAATGGCCCCGGTGTTGTCGGGCAGCGTCGGGGTGGATGGCTCCGGCGTGGGGGCGGGCTTGTTGGAGCCTGTGGAGCTACTGCCGGAGCCTCCGGAGCTGGTGTTGTCATTCTTGGGCTGGTACTTGGCCTCCAGCTCCTTCAGGGTCTTCTCGTAGTTGACCCGCAGCAACTCCTTCTCCAAATCGCCGGACCGGATGGTATTATCCGCCTCGGTGATCTGCTTTTCCAGTTCGGCCAGCGCCGCAGCGTCCGTCTCGGTCCGCTTGCTGAGCTCAGCGGTGGCCTTTTTGTACTGGGCATCCAGCAGCTTCTTTTCCAGGTCAGCGAGCGACTTGGTGTAGTCCGCGGCCGCGACGTTCTTTTCGGCGTCCAGCATTCCGGGACTGTCGCTAGACAGCTTGGCTTTGGCCAGCTCTGCGGCTTTCTTGGCGTACTCGGCCTCCAGCTGCTTTTTCTCCGCTGCGCCGGAGTCCTGGGCGTACTGGGTATCCAGAGCCGCCTGCGCGGCCTTGGCCTCCGAAGAGGCTTTGCGCTTTGCCTGGTTCTCCTTGCGTTTGGCGGCGATCTTGTCGGCCTGGTCCCACAGCGGGTTTGAGACCCGGCTGATGGTGCTGAGCTTCAGGACCTTTGCTACCTTGTTGTAAATGTCGATGATGCCATTGACGGCACTCACGAAGCCCTGCACGCTGAGGCCGATGAACCGGAGCATCCCTTCGAAGACGACCGAGATGACATCCTCCACGCACTGCCAGACGCGCTGGAAGCCGGAGGCGACATCCTTGTTGGTGCTTGCAAAGGAGACCAGCGCGCCCACCAACATGCCAATCAGGGAAATGACCAACATGATAGGGTTGGCGTCCATGGCCACGTTGAGGGCGGTCTGCCCGGTGGTGGCTGCCGCAACGGCGGGCACGAACTGGCTCACAAAACTGGACGCCAGCCCCGCAACGTTCTGGAACACGCCAGACAGCGAGCTGGACAGCTTGCTCAGGGCGTCCATGGCAAAGGTCTGGATCTGGGTGCGCTGCTCCTGTGTGCAGGCATTCCAGAAATAGGCCGCCGACCATGTGGCGATGCTTTCCAGATCGCCGTCCTGGATCGCCTTGAACAGCGTCTGAATGCTGCCTATGACATCACTCTGAATGGACTTGTTGATCTGCTCCCAGCTGGAATTGAGCTTTTCCGTAAACTGGTGCGTCAGCAGCTCGGCTGCACTGGAGAACTGCGGCCCAGCGTCCTCGATGGTCTTGCTGACGGTCTTGGTGCCATCCGCAGCAATGGTGGTCACGGTCTTGACCGTGCGCTCCACGCCGTTGATGAGCTCGGTGCCGGTGGAGGTGATGATCTGCTTCTGCTGGGGTGTGCCGTCCTTCAGGATCTCGGTCACGCTCTGAGTGACTGTTTTAATGCCGTCCGCGAGGGTCGTTGCCGTATTGGTGACAGAGGCCACCACTTGCGCCGCTGCATCCTCCGGCAGCTCCTCGTTTGTGGTCAGACCTTGAGCAAGACCCTTGCAGATGTTCAGGCCAATCTCGTCAAAGACCTTGGAGGGCGAGTGGATGCCGAGGACTTTCTTGACAACATCCGGCAGCATATCTGCCAGTCCCTTGACTTTTGCAATCAGACCTGTCCAGCCGGATTTCAGGCCGTTCCACAAACCGTCCACGATGTGACCGCCGATGTCCAGCCAGCGAAATGCCGTGAAGACGTCGAAGATTGCCTGGCAGATCTGAGGCAGATTTGCAATCACGGACGGAACAGCCTGAAGCAGGCCTTTGCCGAGGACGACGATCAGTTCAACGCCTGCGGCCAGCAATTTCGGCGCGTTGTCGTTGATGATTCCGGCAATATCCGAGACGATGCCAGGGAGATATGCGATGAGCTGTGGCAGGCCGTTCATCAGCCCTGTGGCGAGGTTGACGATGAGGTCAAGACCTGCGTCAACGATCTTGCCAGCGTTTTCTCGCAGACCGCTGGCAAGGTCTGCAATGATCGGCAGAGCGTTGCTCAGTAAGTCGGGAATGCCCTGCACCAGACCACTGCCGAGGTTCGAGACCAGTTCAAGACCAACGTCAAGAAACTCTGAACCAGCATCCAGAATTTCAGGTGCAATGGACGTGATGATCTGTGGAATGCCGCTTACGATGTTCCCGACCGCCGGGAGGAGATTTCCGCGAAGGTAGGTCTTGGTGGTATCGACCAGAGATTCCAGAGCGGGCTTCAGATCTTCTCCGAGGGTCAGGTTCGCAAGCACATTCTCCCACGATGCCTGCATTGCAGCAGCAGAGCCGGAAATCGTCGTTGCGGCTTCTTTGGCGGTCGTGCCTGTGATACCCAGCTCATTCTGAACAACATGGATCGCGTTGTAAACGTCCGACAAGTTGTTGATGTCGTAATGTACGCCGCTGAACGCTTCTGCGTCTGCCAGCAGGCGTTCCATTTCTGTTTTTGTGCCGCCGTATCCGAGCTTGAGGTTGTCAAGCATTGTGTAGTTCTGCTTGGCGAACCCCTGATAGGCGTTCTGGATGGCCGACATATCCGTGCCCATTTTGTTGGCATTGTCGGACATATCCACCATCGCCATGTGCGCAACGCGGGCGGCTTCGTCGGTGTCGTTTCCAAGGCTGGACAGCAAAGACGCCGCGAAGCTGGTGGTCTGCTCCATATAGGCGTTTGCGCTCAGACCGGTCGTCTTGTAGGCTTCGGCCGCGTTTGCTTTAACGGTCTCCGCACTGTCCTTGAACAGCGTCTCAACGCCGCCGATGCTTTGTTGGAGTGCTGCGCCGCCGTCGATTGCGGAGCTGACGAGTTCGCTTACCTGACCGGACGCGCTCTTCACAAAATCTGCGATCAGATTTCCGGCGGCAACCGTCCACTTGTTGACGCTTTGTTCTGCAGGGTCGCTGTTGAGCTTTACTTCGCCGGTGATGCTGAAATCTGCCACGATGTCCACCTCTCATTCAGAGCGCGGGCACAAGGGCACAGGCTGTTATAACATGATCTCGATTTCCCGGCGGCAGGCCGGGTTCTTGCATTTGACCCACACGCCGTGGGCTGCGGCGTCCTGCACGGCCCAGACGGGCAGCGCCTTGCCGCAGAAGGGGCAGCGCACCGGAACACGCTGGTCAGTCGTGCCGGAACCGTGCATAGAAGGCGGCGTTGTGGTCGGCAACGGAAACAATGCGCTTTCCTCCCTTCAGCTCTTTCGGCAGTGCAAAGGCCTCCTTCAGGTCCTCGTACCGCTGGCGGGTCTTGCCGTCCATGTCGGAGGTATCCATGCTGCGCCAGGACATGATCCTGGCCATGAGGGTATCCTCCGGCAGGGCCCGGAACAAGGCCCGGAACCGCCACCAGTGCATCTGCGTGACGGTCAGGTCGATGCCGTAGGCCTGCTGGAACGCGGCCACGATGTAGTCCGCGTCGAAGGCGTAGTCGAAGCTGACCGTGGCCGTGCCGCCGCTGCCCTTGCCGCTGCTGGCGGTCTCGGTGCCGCTTGTGAAGAGCCTCAGCAGCGCCTGAAAGGAAGCGGGAACTTCGAGCGGCGGCACCGGGTCCCGGTAGAACCGCCGGACGGCTTCCTGCGCCATGCCCTGCGGGTCGGCCTTGGCTCTGCCGCGCAGATATTGGTTGCTCAGCCAGACCATGTGCCGGAAATCCGGGTCGATGGCGCGGCCCTCCCATTCGGTCGGCAGCGGCTCCAACAAAATATCACGCATGTTCCAGCGCGTTCAGCTGACGCAGCAGTTCGGCCCGGAGGGCGGCTTTGTCGTCCACGCGCTCCACCATCTGCACAGCGGGGCCGAACCCCTCGGAGCGGCTGCGGGGCTTATGCTTCTTCTGCTGGCGGCGCTGGGCACGGTTCTGCGGGAATGGAGCAACGGGACCATCGGGCAGGGCAAACTTTTTGCGGCCCTCGTTGACGACGCGGGTCATCTCGACGACGACTTCCAGCGCCTTGCCGAGGTCGTTGCCATCCAGGCCCAGGCGGGCAGAAGCACCATCGCCCAGCACACCATCCAGAAAGTGCATCAGCAAACGGCACTGGCCGCGCAGCCCATCGGCATAGCTGACACGTTCCCGCTGGAGCCGCTGGCGTTCTGCCTCGGTCTCGCAGTCCAGCTGAGCCTTTGCCTGCTCCATCCGCTCGATGTCATTGGCATTCAGCGGGGAAAAATCAAATTCCTGTTCAAAGATCTTCATGGGGTTCTCCTATTATTCGGGCATAAAAAATCCCCACATTCCAAAGTGGAATGCAGGGATGAAATATGCGGTTTTACAAATACAGCAGCCGGAACGTTTCGCGGCCCTTGGGCGTCACAAGAGTCTGTGTGCCACTCCACTGTGTCTTCTCATTGAAGCATTCCTTCACCTCGAACAAGCCGTTGTTCTTCTCGGCATAGGGCATCAATTTGCCTTTTTTGTCGCGGTAGATGTACTTTTTATCAAGCAGGAACTGGATGAAGGGTTTCTCTTTGACGCCAAACTGCTTGGCAGTCTCGCGGAAGTTTGTCAACAGGTTGCGGTCTACCAGCTCGTCAAAGTAGTCCGCTTTGGGCTGCATGATCTGCTTGTCTACGGTCAACTGACTGTTCACCGCGGTCAACTGAGCATTCTTGTCCTGCTCGGCCTTGAGCTGCTGGCAAAGCTGAATCATGGTGTCCGGGTTAAGGATAGCCGCCTGCAACGTCTCTGGGGTCATGTATGCACCGTGCTTGCGAATGGAGGGGAGGACTTCAGAAGTTACCCATTCAGTAAACTTCTCGGCGGTGGGTAGCTTCGAGCTGAACACCAGCCGGTACAAGTCGGACTCCGGGATGAAGTTGATTTCCTGAATCTTCCCGCTGATAGGGGTATCGCGTTTCACGATGGCCCTACAATGACGGCTTACTGCGTCAGGAGCGTTCGTATAGCCGAGTGCCTTCGCCACGTCGCTGGCACAGAAGAGCACAACACCGTTATCCTCTTCCAGAGTGCGGACGGTGCCAAATTCGGGGTTATTGAATATCTGAATATCAGTCATTTGTCTTTACCTCTTCATAGATTTCATTGGAAAACTTATCAATCAGGTTCCAGAACGCAATCAGGATGCCGAACAGGGCGTTCGTGTAGTTGTCGGCCCGGTCTGGGCCTTCCACCATTGCAACATGGACAGCCTTGAGCATATCGCTGTCACAGCGAAGCTCCAACATCAGGTTATCCAGATTGGCCATATTGACATTTTTGCGAAGATTTCCATACTCTTTCATGATAAAAGCTCTCATTCTCTTGTAAGAGGCGAGACCAAATGGTATAATAGATTTACCAGATGGGTTACCTCTGGGGTTATAAGCTCTCGCCCGATGATTTCCAGTCGGTGGGCGGGGGCTTATTCTTTTTCTGCTTCAGCTTTAACCTTTTGGATACCCAGTCGGATGATATCACTGCGCGTTTTGTTCAACCTTTCACAGCAAAAATCCAAATCCTGCATGGTTTTTTCGTCCGCTCGGATTTTTAATTGAATATCTTTAGGGTTTTCAGCTTTTGGCCTGCCTGTACGGGGCGACATCTTATCACCTCACTTTTCGTGTACACAAATATTATATACCGTGTACACGAAAAGTCAAGAGCTTTTTTAACTTTCGCACTCAGGCTTCGGCGTTGGTGGTGTAGTCGAACTCCGCCGGGGTGCCGATGCCCTTCACGTCGGCGGCAAAGGTGGCGATCGCGCCCGCAGAGCCACCGACGTCGGACGTGACGATGATGGCAGCCTTGCCGACTTCGCCCTTACCGGTGCGCAGGGAGAAGTAGAGATACGGCACGATAACGCTCTGGCCGGTGCCGTACAGCATCTTATGGGACAGCAGGAAATCCTGGAACTGGTCGCCGGGGCAGCGGTCGCCGTTGATGGTGAGGGTGCGCTGCGCGTGGCTCTTGGTGGTCACAGGGCCGGTGCGGATGTAGGTGTTGTCGCTGGTGGATGCGTTCAGGGAACCGGAGTGCTCCCGCACATGGTCGGCGCAGACGATCCAGTCGCTCTTTTTGGTCTGGGTGCTCTCGGTCTGCACGGCGAAGACAAAATCATCGGTCTCCTCGATGCCGGCATAGGTGGCGCTGGGGGTCAGGCCGGAATTGGTAACAGCTTCGGTAACGGTCATACGGAAACTCCTTTCGGTTGATAGTAAACGAGCCGGAGCTGCATCTGCATCTTGCAGCTTCCGGCGCTGCTGGTAACGATGTAGCCCGACGCGGTCACGGACACGCTGAGGGGCTGCCTGGGGGCTTCCAGGCGGGGGAAATCATGCCGGTCGTTCTGGGCCAGCACCCAGTCGGTCAGCTGCTCAAAGAAGCCGCTGTTGGCAATCTGGACGCTCTGGGCCTCGCTGTACTCCCGGCGGCTCAGGAACACATAGCTCTTCGCCATGTTCCGCCCGGAGAAGTAGCTGGTCAGAACGGGGTCGGTGGGGCTGTCCTCGATGGAAAACTCCGCCACCGGCTCCGGGGACAGCCCGGCGATGCGGAAGGCCGCGCCGTTCTCGGTCTGCTCTTCGGCAATGAGCGGGCAGGTCTTGAGCCATTCCCGCATAGCCGTGATGGATGCCTTGGCCATTACGTGCCACCTCCCAGCTCTTTTTTGACGGCATTCCGGGCGAACTGGATCAGTTCATCCTTGTGGGCGGCAATGGCCCGCTGGCCCCAGTAGGAGCCGCGCAGACCGGTATCCCCGTGAAGGTCTGTGCCTTGCGCATGAAGATAATACTGCTTGCGGCCATACGGGGTATTATAGACCAGCTTGCCGCCCTTGAGGTCAGATGCCTGATTGACGCTGTTCTTCAGGGTGCCGGTATCGAAGGGCACATAAGGGTCCACAGCTTTGGCCACTTGCTGGGAGAACGTATACTGTGCCCTCTGGAACCCTGCGTCCATATCGGCCTGAAAGCCGGGACGAAAGCGGAGCTTCAGATCAACGATCGGGCCGTTCATGTGCTCAGCTCCCTTCTACATGAAAATGCGGCAGCAACGGTTCCCGGTTGTCGGAGACCGCCGCCACCGTGCAGCAGATGTGCGATTTTTCGAGGGCCGCATACTCGGCCTCAGTCAGGCGGGGCACTGTGCCCTTGATGAGCTTATCCCCCCGCTTGAGGGTCCAGTGCGCGGCCTTTTCGCCCGGCGGGAGCCTGGCCCACTGGGCATAGGGCAGATACCCCGCAGCAGGCGGCAGGCGGATATGCACCGCCCGCTGGGGGTCGCCGCCGGAGGTGCCCTGCTTCTCCCGCCAGCTGCAGCCGGGCAGCACATGGCAGACCGGCGTGTCCGTCTCGGTCTTGACGTCGTGCACGAGGTTGACGACGGTGACGCTGCACTGCATCAGAAACACCCCCGATACAGCAGGCCGTGCGGGTCGCTGCCCAGGCACTCGGCGATGATGTTGCGGGCCTCGGCCGCGGTCCGCTCGGCCAGGGCTCCGTCGGCAAAGGTGACGGTATACCCATCGTTGTTGACGCTGGATACGCCCGGCGCATATCCGGTGGAGGTCTTGACGGCCTCCGTCTGGCCCAGCAAGGTGACGATCTGAACCGCCGCCAGCCGGAGGTCTCCCGCGCAGCGCTCGCAGACCATGGCGTGGGCCTCGGCCCGGCCAAGGGTCATCCGGTCAATGAGCTTCGATGCCCGGACGCACAGCGTGGCAAAGGCGTCCTGTTCCAGGGTGCCGCCTGCAGCCTGGTAATCATCGTAGGTACAGTAGAGCATATAAAACTCCTTGATTCTTGGCCCCCCTGGCAGGGGAGGGTTAGCCTGCCTTCTTCTTCACGAGGATGGTCTTGGGTTTGGTGACCTTGTGGGCGTAGACCTTGCGGCCCTGCACGGCAGATGCGCCGATGAAGTCGCCGGAACCGGACAGGTCCTGCACATGGACGGGCACGGCCCACTCTTCAATGACAGCGAACCAGTTGGGGTGGCCTGCCACATACTCCACGTTCTCGCCGAGGGTGGAATCCTCGAAGACGGTGAAGCCTGCGATGCGGCCCACTGCGCCGGTCTGGACCACGGCGTCGCCCAGGTCAGAGGCCTTGATAAACTCCGGGCTCTTCAGCAGCAGACCGTAGGTGTCCGGAGAGACCAGCAGCCAGCGGCCGGAGGTGGGGACGCCGATGGTGGACAGCTGGGTGCGGGCGTCCACGATGTTGGGATAGATGGTCTTCTCGGTCAGGGCGGTGGTGGTGCCGAAGGCGGTGCCCGCAGTGGTCAGCTCCGTGGAGCCGTCGGTGTCCATCTGAAGAGCCAGCGAATAACCGGCGCTGTCCAGACGGTCGGCGACCAGGTTGCCGGGAACGCTCTCGGCGTCGAACCCGTCGATGATCTCGTTGACGGCCTTGTCGTGGTCGATGTTGACGGTGATGTAGGAGGTGTCGCCTGCGGTGCGCTTCGCGCCGGTGGACTTGTTGTAGTCGTTCACGACGACCTCGGTGTCGCGGACGGGGACCTTGACGGAACCTGCCTTGGGGTTGCCTTCGTAGCGGTTGTTGCAGATGACGCCGACCTTCTTGACCAGCGTTGCCCGCAGCTTCAGGTCTACGAGCTGGGAATAACGAACCTGTGCTTCGTGTGCCATAATGTTTCCTTTCTATCAGTCAATCTTGATGCCGGGGTTCATCGCCTGGAACGCGGAGAGGACGGGGTCGGTGTCCCCGGTGGGCGGGGTGCCGTGCTCGGCACCGGTGGAGTAGGTGCCAGCGCCCTTCTGCTGCTGCTCCGTGTCGCCGAAGGCCCAGGGGTTGGCCTTTGCGGCCTCTTCCAGCGCCTTGTCGATGTCGGTGGAGCGGTCTTTGGAGCCCTTGAGGGCGTCCACATCCAGCAGGGCCCGCACAGCCTTGACGCTGCGGCCTTTCTTACCCAGGATGGCCGTGTTGAGGGCATTGTCAAAGGCGAAGCCCTCCGCCTGGCTCTGCATGTCGGCCTTGAGCTTGGCGATGTCGGCTTCATACTCTTCGGGCTTCTTCTTGCCGTCGAATGCGGCAAGCCCTTCCTGTGCGGTCTTGAGCTGGGCGTTCGCATTGGCCAGCTGGGTCTTGTACTGCTCGCCCGTGGCCTTTTCCCGATTGATGTCGCTGCCGTTCTCGGTCATGATCCAGTTCAGCTGCTCCTCGGTGATGCCGGGAATATGGCTCTTCACATCTTCGCGTCTCATGGTAAAAAACTCCTTTCTGTGGGTAAAACCTCGGTTTGGTGACGCAGTTCTCCGTCTGCGTCCGGTTGTGGGCAGGGTACGCACTGCCCGCTGCGATGGCACCGTCTGGAGGTATCGAACCTCCCGCTTCCGGTTTTGGAGACCGGTGCTCTTCCAGAATGAGCTAAGACGGCATAAAAAAGCACGGTGCAAACTGCATCGTGCTAAAAATGGGTAAACAAAAACCACGGTGCGTGTGCATCGTGGTTCAGTTGATGATTTCAAAATTTCCGGCGGGATACAGATAATCCTCTCCGGTATCGTCAATAATGCGATACCAGCCGCGCTCGATGGAAAGAACTTTGTAGACCTTGCCGTGGGTCAGCTCCAACGGAGATGTCTCCCCGATATAGCGGACAGTGTCAATCTTCGTCATACAGCCACCTCTTTACCTTGAATTTGACTTTTTCGCTTCCGTTCTGGAACCAGTGGACTTCGGCCTTTACCGATTCTCCATCCACATCGAGCCAGCCTTTGCCCTTGCAGTGCTGCCAATCCTCTGGCTTGCCGCCAAACTCAGCGGCCAATCCCTGCGCAACCTCTTCGTGAAGCGGTTTCACGCCGCCTTTCCCTGCAAAGACCTGTGCGTTCTGTGTTCTAGTTCCCTCAACAAAATAATATTCTTCTCCGGTCGATTTGTCAACGACAACGTAGTTTTTGGCTTTTGCGCCGATGGATCGCCCGATGCTGATATTTTGGGTTGAGTATTTCGCCGCCCACGTTGCCTTGCTGCTTTGACTCCGCCCAAACCCGGAGACCATGGTGCGGGCGCTGTCCACCCGGCCGCCGGTTCTGGCGGTGAAATCGGCCAGCTCTGCCCGCGCAGCGCGGAGCTTGACGGCGCTCTGGGTCGTATCAGCCCCGGCGGCGTCCTCGGCCAGATACCGGCGCTTGTATTTGCGCACGGTGCGCTCTCTGGCCCGCTGCATCTGGTTGATCTCGTACTGGGTGTACTTCTTCCCGTCATACTCAATGTCGCGGGCATTCAGCTCGTCGAGGCTTTCCTGCGTCCAGGCGGGCGGAGCGCCGAGCTCCGGGAAGATAGGCCAGTGTGTATGAGCACAGTTCCAACCGTAAATACCGCCGCCTGTTCCATAAGCAGTTGCCTCGTAAAAATCAGGGTAATGCTTGCCCAGATAGTCCACAGCCCCGCCCCGGTGGAACTGCCGCCCCTGCCATTCGGCGTGAGAAGGCCGAGCGCCGCCATGTGCCGAAGTTTCCACAAAACCCACGTGCATTTCGTCCATGCGAGCTTCCTGCAGCTTCCCGGCGGTCTGGTTCACGCCGGTGAGTACGGCCCGGCGGGCGGCGACTTCCAGCGTGTCTTGGTGGCCGGTGGGGTAGGTAACATACTTCATGGTGTCGGCCAGGCTGTCCACCGCGCTCTTGATGGCTGATTTGTAGTCAAACGCGCCGGTGCTTACCTTGAGGTGAGCCCGGTCGAGGGCGGCTTCGAACTGCCCGGAGACGGTGTTGGCCGTGGTGCCGGTCAGATTGTGGAATGTGCCTGCCGTCTGCTGGTAGCCCGCATTCAGGAGGGCTTGCAGGGCGGCGCTGTCCTCGAAGGGCGTCGGCTCCATGTTGTAGTGATAATAAATCCGGTCTTCGGCTTCCAGTGCCCGCGTGGCCGCTTCCTGCATGAGCTGCCGGATGGCGGCTTCGCTCTTGCCGGTGTAGCGGGCCAGCTTCTTGATGACATCCTGCCGGACAGCCTCGGTCTGCTGGTAGCGCCAGAGCTGCCAGTTGGCGGTCGGGGTCAGCGTCTCCATCTTGGAAATGCGCCGGGCCACATCCCGCAAAATGTCATCTTCCACCTGCTGCCAAAGGAGGACCAGCCGGTCCGGCGCGTGGTCGAGGTAGTCCGGGGCCAGCATCAGGCACCTCCGCCGAAGCTAAGTTCCGGCTGCTGGTTCTCGGTGCGGGCCTCTTCGGCCAGCTTCCGGGCTTCCTCTTCGCTGACGCCGTACCGGGCCGCGAGGTACTTGTAGCGCGGCAGCAGGCCGCTGAGGGCGTCGTCCCGCATCTGGCCCATCCGGGTCTCGGCGTCGGTGATGTAGGAATCATCCCAGTTCACGGAAATGGCGGTTTCCGGGTTCACCTCTGCGCCCAGCAGGTTCTTTGCTGCCCAGAGGATGCTGCGCACGATGCCGATCAGAGCCGTTTCGATGGAGATCTGGTTCTTGTTGGCGTTCTGCACAAGGTCCTGTCGGCTGCCGGTGTACTCGGTGGCCGTGGTGACGTTGCCGGTCTCGAACTTATACCGGTGAAAGCCCAGCCCACACTTGAAGCTGAACAGGTCGAGCATATCCTGCACGGCCCGGTGGTTGGCTTCCACCCGCAGGTCGGGGTTGTACTCGTGATACTCACTCTGCTGGTCCAGACTGCCCGCTTTCTCCGGCAGGGCAACAAACTGACTCACCACGTCATCGTCCGGCGGAATATGGTGTTCTACGCCGTCCTTGTCCACAACTTTTCGGCAGAGGTCGGCGGAGTAGAAGATCTTCTTGTGGCCCAAACGTAAGTCCTCACGGTAGTTGTCGAAGGCGAGGTCAAGACCCTGCGCTTCGTCCAGAGCTTCCGCGAAGACCGCCATGCCCAGCCCCATGCCGCCGTCAATGTTCTTGACCGCAGCGGGCGAAAACAGCGCGAACCACAGCGGGGACCCCTGCACGGTGATGCTCTCCACGGTGCCCTTCGGTGCGGGCAGCGGGGAAAACTCCGGGATGCCGCTGACAGTATCCGTGACAGCGAACCACTCGTTCCGGATGGTGCGGCTCGTCGTGTCGCCGGTGTGGGTCTGTAAGTAGACGGCGGGCTTGCCGTCCCGCATACACTCCGAGACGAAGGCCGCTTCGGTCACGACGCCCCGCTCCACCTTCAGGGGCAGGATGCAGGACGCCGGGTCATAGTCCAGCGCAATGCGGGCATCCGGCTGCGCGATCAGGCTGCCGCCCTCGCCCTTGACGCCGGTGACACTGAGCACGAAGGCCCCGGTGCCGGACCAGTAGGCCTGCTCCACCAGCTTGTTGGCGTTGTCCCAGAAGTGCAGCTCCCGAAGCAGCCCGCCCACCTGCTGCTCATCCGAGCCCAGCAAATAGGCGGCGGTCTTTTCGTCCGCGATCTGGAAGGTGGTGCGGTCGTTCAGAAGGAGGTTGGCCCAGTCCTCGCAGACCCGCTTCGGCATCCGCAGGGAGGCAATCTTCCGTTTCTTTGTTCCGTCGGCGTATTCGGCAGACCGGGTATGGACGCCGGGGACGCTGCCCTTCCACCACTGCCGCCAGGTCTCTATCTGGCCGGAATAGTCTGCATCCAGATGGTAGCCGCGGGTCTTGTTCAGGTAGCCCAAAAAGGCGGAAATGTTCATGTGTTGGTCAACCTCTTGAAATCGCGTTCGATGGTGTATTCGTAGGCGTCCAGCGTGTCGATGTCGGTGCTGCCGTCATCCAGCCGCTCGTCAATGCCGGGGTGCTTGCCGCTGTACAGGGCCGTCGCAAGGGCGTCCCGGAGGGTGGCCGCTTCGGGCATCAGCCAGAACCGCCCGCCGCCCATCAGGATGCAGGTCAGGCGGATGCGGTCGTTGATGCGGATTTTGGCGCTGTTCTCCACCCGGTCGGCCAGCCAGCTCAGTTTGCAGTGGCGCAGCCGGTTACGGATGTGGTTGATGAGCGTCTGCTCGGCGGAGTCACAGAAGATGTACTGGATCTCGCCGTAGCGGGAAAAGACGGCGATGCAAAATTCGATGAGCCGGTCGGCCAGATAGTCGGCATCCTGCGCCACCGGGTCGATGCGCTGGGAGGCCAGCCCCACCACGCCGGAATACCACGGCAGGATGGCCGTGGCCACAAAGGCATGTTTGGAGCCGTTGCCGCCGAAGTCCACCCCGACGCGGATGCGCCAGGGGGCGAGCTGCTTCTCGGTGGGCCAGAAGAACCGCCCATCCCCGGCGGCGAGGCTGTCGGCCAGCAGGCAGTAAACCACGCCGTTGGCTGCCATCCACTGGCCGAGGATGAAGCGGTTGTAATAGACGGTGCCCATATACTCCCGCTTCAGGTCGGCCACGAACTTCGGCGGCAGTGTCGGGTTGTCGTCGATGGTGTAGGCCTGGCAGTAGATATCCGCATCCGAGTCCAGGAACTTTTTGAACCAGTGCGTCGGGCTTTCCGGGTTGCAGGTGCCATCAAAGTGGGAATGTGGGCAGGACAGGCGGCTTTTGAGCATCTGGAAGACGCCCTCGTCCCAGGTCGTGATCTCGTCGCCGTAGACGTACTCAAAGGCGGCACCCTGGATGCGGGCGATGTGCTTTTTGTTGTCGGCACCGAGGACATAGACCTTCTGGCCAAACAGCTGGACCACATTGCCAGCCGCCGAGGTGTGGATGACGCCCACGAGGTCCGCCCCCCAGAGCTCCCGCATCAGGGAAAGCACATTGCGCTCCAAAGTTCCCAGGGTGTTGCCCATGAGCACGAGCAACCCTTCGCCTTTGGCGGCGAGGATGCGCTGCGGGATGGTCACGGCACAGTCGAGGTAGGTCTTGCCGGAGCGGGTGGCCCCGGTCTTGACGTTCCAGCGGTGGGAACAGTTGCGGAGGTATTCTTTCTGGAATTCAGTCAATGGCACTGTCTACACCTCCCAGCAGTTCACGGGCCGCTTCCAGCGCGTCTGCGGCGGGGTCGTCGGGCGACTCTTTGAATACGCCCAGATGCTTGCCCAAGAGCTCAAGAGCCCGAAGCTTATCTGCCAGCTTGACTTCGTGTTCCAGGCCGTCTTCGCCGAAGGTCTTGACCTTGACGGACTGCACGGCAGCGAGGTCGTCCCGCGAGGCATCCAGTTTGACGGATGCGGTCTCCGGGTCGATGAGGTCGCCCGCGTTGACGAATGCGATCTTCGCGAGTTCCCGGACCACACGGTCGGCAGAGACTCCGGTGCGGCGACTCTGCCTGGCCTGAAGCTGGGCGATATAATTTTGGATACTAACATTTACTAACAGCCGCCCCGCTTGTTCGTTGGCCGTTTTGGGGCTGTATCCGGCACGGATGGCCGCCTGCGTCGCGTTCAGGTCGATCATGTATTCTTCGCAAAAACGCTTCTGCTTGTCGGTCATCCTCACCACCTCTCTCGTCGTCAGGGTACAAAAAAGCCGCCCTGAGCGGATGCTCAGAACGGCAGTTGTAATCAGGAAAAGCCCGGTCGGTGCAAAAAGCTGTTAAGCGGCAAAAGGAGAAATTCGTATCATGAGGAGGAAAACACACCTCCGGCCGGGCCGCCAGCATGAAGGGAGTAAGGATGCCTTTCCTGCTGGTTCTTCACGATACTATTTTACGCCGAAAACAGTGATCTGTATAGTGATTTGTTTTACAGATCCAGCTGTTCTACCGCCTTGCGGTGGCGGGTGTAGACCCAGCGTAGGGCGAAGCTGGTCTCTTCGGCCACCTTCTCCCATGTCTTGCATTCCAGATACCGCTTGTGCAGGATCTGATAGTCGGTGTACGAAAGGCCGCTCCGGCTCAAGGCGTCGAAGATCTCCTTGTAATACTGCTTCCGCAGCGGGCGCAGAGCGTCCGCCTTCTGTTCCAGTTCGGTCTTGCGCTCGATGGCGCGGGCAAGGTTCTGGCCGTCCCCGCCGCCGCCCGGCAGCGGGCTGAGGGCTTGTGTGGTGCGCGCTGCTGCCGTCTGTGCAGCAGCGATCTGATCGCTCAGGTGTCGGGCATCCTTCTCCGCCGCCCGGTAGCGGTTCAGCCAGATACACTTTTCTTCGTAGGTCAACCGGCTTCGCCTCCTTCCAGCACCCTCAGCAGCCCTTCCACATCATACCGCCAATGAACACGCAACAAGTGTTGTTCCACTTCGATGCCGTTCAGGGCGGCCCATTGCCACGGGATGCTTTTGCGGGTCTGGGTCTGCATGTACTCCAGCACAGCGCCGGCCGGAACGGCAAAGGTGCGGTTGACCTTGCCCCGGTAATTGATGACCACATGGGCGGTCTGGCCGCGAAACTCAGCGGCATGGGCCATATCGGTGATGTGCTTAAGCTTGTGGTATTTCTGCCGATCTCGGTCGAATCGGCCCAGGATCTTTTCCAGCGGGATGCTGGGCGTTTCGATCGTCTTGAGTTCGAAGTAGTGGTGCATGGGATAGCGGTAAACATCAAAATCGCAGATGTTGTCGATGGAAAAGCTCAGGTTCTCGTTTCCGCCGTAATAGGCGGCCGCGCTGTCCTTGAGGCGGTAGCACCATGCGTCCTTCGGCATGGAGTTTTTCCAGTCGGCTTCAAATTGCTTTCCAGTGTTCAATTGGTTCTCCTTTCTGCGGAGGTTCTCCAGTGCCCGGCCGGCTGTCGGGTCGGGGTAGTGCTCACAGTTTCGGTACATCCGGGCCCTCCTTTTTCTTGGTGAGCGGACGGCGGCGGCCCGCGTTTTTCAGGAAGTCGTTCCCGCTGGGGGTCTCGCGGTCTACCCGCTTATTGCGCCCGGCCCCGGTGGGGTTCGTCATGCGGTACTCTTCGGCAGACTTGCAGCCCTGGGTCTCGGCCTCGATCATTGCCTTCCGCACGTAGGCCCAGCTGTGTGCCCCGGCATCAATGCACTTGCGCAGGATCACCCGCGCCAGCTCCTCGCCCAGCCGATCGGCGTATTCCGTCAGCTCCCGCTTCCCGGAGGCACTCAGCTTGCCGATATCCTGTTCAAACTCTGATACCAGGGGTGAGGTCGTCGGTCTGTCCGGCGGAGGCAGCGCAGCCGCAGACGACGACTTGTTTCTTTGTTGGTTTGTTAGACTTGTTAAGTTGTGGTTAGGAGCTGGTTGGCAGCTGGTTACTTGCTGGTTGATTTCTTGGTTGGGATAGATGATATCAGAGTAACTATTTATCGTGATTACGGTGTATTTTGGCCCGGTTTGGCTGGTTATGTAGTTGGTTGTTCTCAAATGCTCCAATGCCGTCCGGACAGATTGTTCGGACATTTTGAGCTGTTTTGCGAGGCTTGCACGGCTTGTGACCAGCTGTCCGGGCTTGATCGTGATGCCCTGCCACTGCTTTTCCTGCCAGTTTGCGGTGAGCAGCAGATGGAAAAACAAGCGGGCGGTGTTTGGCTCTGAGTACCATTCCCAGTCAGTCAGACCGCGGGGAAAGGCAACGAAGCCACGGGATGGGTCGATGGGCACGGCCTGGCCTCCTTCCACTCAGAATGCCCGTATCGCCAGATAGCACAGCGTAAAACGTCAGAAGGGAAGGTCGTCGGCATCGTCGTCGATGAGTGCGTCCGCTTCAGGCGTTCCCATAGCAGGCGGGGCGGCGCTGTGGGGAGCATAGTCGGAAAGCTGTTCGCCGGGGTACATCTGGGCGCCGGTGAGAGCGGTCTGTACCGCTTCCGGTTCAGCGGGGGTATCAAAAGGCGTCGGTTCATCGGTCGGGACCAGAGCGGGAGGCTCTGCGGGCGGAATCATGTCGGCGATCATCTGCATCCAACGGAAGATCACCGCTCCGCCCGGCTGGATGTCGTCAGCGTCTACGCTGTAATAGGTCTTGCCGTTGTAGTCGCGCTCGTCCAGCTTCCGGGCGTACACGGTGACGGGATCGCCCTTCTGAAGCATTTCGTCCCACTGATCCAGCCCGTGCCAGACGTTGACCTGCACATAGGTGCATTCCCAGCTCCCTGCATCGTTCTTGACGCTGTGGGCCTTGACATCAAACTTCATGACGCGCTTCTGGCCCACGTCTTTGAAGACCGGGTCTTTGGCGATGGCCCCATGCAGCAGGACGCCGGTCTTGTGCTTGAGGATCACTGCCCATCACCTCCGAAGGGGTCGTCGTCAGGCTCCTCGGACTCCACGGTCAGTGCATCCGGCTGCTCCGCTGCCGCCTTGATGCGGGTCCAGCGTGGAACCGGAGCCTGTCCTGCCTCGTCAAGCTCCCGTGCGGTGCCCTCGGCGTCCACACGCACTGGAATCTCGCTTTCATCGTAGAGGGTGCCGAAGGTGGAGGGGAACGCTTCCCGGAGGGCATGGACCAGTGCGACCTTGCGGATCATGGTGGCTTTCTTGGCCTTCCAGAGCGATTTGCCGGTGTCGTATTCGGTCAGCCGGACCTCTTCGTAGCTGAGCCGGGTGCGGTCCTTGCGGTAGACCTTGGCCCAGCCGCCGACCAGGTCTTCGCCGTCATAGACGATGGAACCTTCCCGCTTTTCCAACGCGCCGGACGCCTTATCGAAGACGATGATGCCGGCTTCGAAACCATCAAAGGCGGGATGCCGCTCGGCCATCTGCATATAGCAGTTCTTGCCCAAGACGATGGTGCTGGGGGTATCTTCGCTGTTGTTGTCGTAGTGGATGAGGTAGGCTTCCTTGGTGAAGGGATTCAGCCGGTACTGCTTGCAGGTTTCGAGAAAGATCTTGCACTCGGCGTCCGTGGCCTTGGCGCAGATGAAATTCCGGACGTCGTCAAACGTGACTGCCATGTGCTGGCCATCGGCAGCGGTGATCTCCACCGGCTTGGACGGCGTGGCGGCCTGCAGGGCGGCACCGGTCTGGCCGGTGCGCTGAAGCGAGGCCATGCGGCTTGCGGTAGAAGTGGGTGCGGAAGTGGTGGGCGCTGCGGCCCCATTGCGAGTAAATGCCATACGTAGTACCTCCAAAATTATTTGATCGAACCATAACGGAAGCCGCGTTCTGCGGCACCCTGTTTGAACCAACGGATGTCGTCTTCGGTGAAGTCAACATAGAAGCTGTACCGTTTCCGGACGGGTGCGGCAGGCTCGGCGAACTGCTGAAGAACCTCACAGTCCAACCGCCCGGACGCTGTGATGAAGGCGCTGGCCTGGGTGTTCTGCTGGGCTTTTGCCTTCATTTCCCGCTCCTCTTCGGTAGGCGGTGCGATGACAGGCGCGGCGGCGCGGGCACGTTCGGCGGCGATGCGGGCAGCTTCCGCTTCCCGCTGGGCTGACCGGGAGTCCTCCCGGCGGTTGTGTTCCCGGACCGCAGCATTGACGCTGAAGTCCTTCAGATATTCGGTCGTACAGGGTTCCAGGTCGATGCCGCAGGTCTCCCGCAGAAAGGCAAGGTCGCTTCGGATGTTCTCCACAGCCTGCCGGAGATCCTTTTCGGCCTGTGCAAGATCGTATGTTTTGTTGAGCCAGTGTGCATCCAGCAGACGTTCGAAGGGAATGAGCGGCTTCAGCTCGTCGATGCAGTCCTGATAGACGAGCCGAAGAGATGCGGCCTTCTCGTCCTTTTCGGCCTGCTCGACGGCCTTGACCTGCTTGTCGATGGCATTGGCGGCTTTGTCGCACTGCGCCTGCATCTCCCGGATGCTGGTCTTGAACGATTCGAGCGGGTCGGTATAGAGCTTGTTTGCCGCGGTGAGTGCCGAACCAAGCTGGGTCTTCCACTTCCGGATCAGGGCGCGGTCAGCCTTGGCGCTCTTGATGGAGTCGGGCGTATAGACCCGGCCGGTATAGGCCGCCAGCATTTCGTCGAGGTTCTTCTGGACCTCGTCCTTGTTCCAGCTCATCGCCGGGATGACCGGGCGTTCCACCCGGACGGTCAATTCATTCGTCATCGGTCAGTTCCTCCTGTTCTGCCCAGCGCGGCAGGAAATAATAGTCATCGGGCGGCTCCACCGGCGGGCCGCAGCGGTCAAGATCCAGACTGTACATCTCATTCATCCCTGTCACCTCCGTCATGATCCGACGGCTGGCGGCAGAGCAGAGAGGCTTCTTCCATGATGCTGTTCAGGGTGCCGCAGATGGTTTGAAACGTGCTTTCCAGATCCTCGCCTGCCAGCCGGGAATAGCTGGCCTTGCTGTTGTCCCACGCTGCCTGCATCAGGCTGGCGCAGTAGTTGGCCTGCTCAAAATCTGCCTGGGCATCGTCGTTGATGCGGGAGCGGAGCGCCGCAACCTGTTTTTTCAGGTTGGCGTTGTCCTTGGCCAGTTCGGCGTTCCGGGCATCGGCAAGGCCCCAGGCTTTTTCTGTGGCCCGGCGGTCGATCTCCTCTTCGTCCACAACGGCGGCGATGGGCTGGTTTTTGAGGGATTCCTCAGCGGTCTTGGCGCGCTGCTCGGCTCTGTCGCGTTCAGCTTCGGCTTTCTGGCGCTGGAGGTTGGCCACAATGCGGCTCTCGTACATTTCGTTATAGCTCCGCACTGCCTTCTCTTTTTCGGCATTCAGCCGGGCGTTGACTTCGTTCAGGCCCTGCACGTCGGCAAGGGCGGCATCCCGCTGGGCTTCGACATCTTGGATGTGGCTTTCCGCCCAGGCAGCCCGATTCTGGGCACCCAGCAGCTTGTCCCGCTCAGCCTCGGCAGCATTGGCACGGTCCTTTTGGGCCTTGATCTGGGCTTTCAACTCCAGCACTTCCTTGGACGTGCCGACTTTACCTTCTTTCGCCATAGCGATGACTTGTTCCGGCGTGTCGCTGGTGACAAGCTCCCGCATGGCGGTAAACGGCAGCAGTGCAAGGGTGCTTTGCTGTTCCGGGGTGCAGTTGTCCATGAAGTCTTGAATCTGCAGCAGCTGGTAAGCTTTGGTCTTGCTGATGTGGACGCTGGCACACCATGCGCGGAAGGTGTCTTCTTTTGCAACGAACCGTCCGTTGTCCCCGACGGGGACAACGGTGCCGCACAGCAGTTTGTGCGCCCCGACCACGATTTCCATCAGGCCACGGTAGTAAGTACGGGCGACCTGCAGCGCCCGGAACGAGTAATTTTGCAGCGTTTGTGCGGTCTGCTCATCCAGCTGGGCATAATCGAAGACGGCGGTGCTCTGAACCGTTTCCAATCCGGTCGGCATCATACCCGCACCTCCGTGTCCTTCAGGCGGTCCAGCATCTCGGCCAGCAGCTCTTTGCTCATGGGTTGGATGTTGTTGTTTTTCCAGCCGTAGCAGAGGATAGGCCCGTAAAGCTGGCGGCCCCGGTACTTCCGGTTGAGCAGGCTGGCGGGCTGGATGAGACCATCGTACCGGCCCACGAACAGCACTGCCGGGGTGCGGGGCAGCACGATCATCTCGCAGGGAGTGCCTAGCCGGTTCTCAATGGCCCACAGGCTGTCGGGCAGGGATGCGATCACAGGTGCCTTGCCCGGCTCTGCTAAAATACCTTTCATTTGTAAAATCCTTTCTGATGTGATATCATCAAAGGTGATGGGGCTTGTGAATTCCATCACCCTTTGGGCTCGTCCGTGTTCGCTGCACGGGCGGGCTCATTTTTGTTGATGTCGGCGGCATCCTCTTCTGCGTTGCCGAGCACAAAGCTTTTGATAAGCGGTAACCAGTCCGGTGTCAACTCGGAGATGTATCTTTTGGCATAGTAGTAATAGACAGCATTGCTGACCTCCGAGGAGCCGGTGGTGCGCTGGGCTTTGACCATGTGGTTGACCTGATTGCGGGAGAGTCCCATGCCCATCAAGAGCTTCTTCAGCCGTTTCGTTTTCATGCGTCTTTCCTTTCTTCTTGCCGGTAGGCGGAGCAGTCCACCTTGCCGTAGCTCTGGCGCTTGTACTGCTGGTTGTCCTGGTACATGCCGTAAAACGACATCGCAAGTCCGGCGGCCACTGCGGCGCAGAGCCACGGTGCGGCCCGTGTGGCCTCAGTGGCGTCCCAGCCGCCCCAGGCGCTCAGCGCCCAGGCCGTGCCCTGCACGACCCGGCGGATGATCTCGCCCGCGCCGATGAGGGCCAGGGCACCGATGGTGAAGTGTTTGAGTTTCATGCGGATTTCTCCTTGTTCATGTCAGGGAAAAAGTACTTGCCAATCTCGTCCCTCTGGATGCCGACAACCTCGCACACGGCCTTGATCTCGCTGGTCAGCCAGGGGGCTATGCCGCGCATCCGGCGGCTCATGGTCGGGTTTGCGATCCCGGCGGCCCTGGCGACCTCTTCGTCAAACATTCCGCACTCGCGGAACCGGGCCCGAAGCTTCCAGAACGGGATCTGCTGGAAGGTTCCCTGTACGATCTTCATCATGGCTTTTCAACCTCCTTGTTGATGGTTCCCTTCTGCTTATCGGATTCGACCATGTGACGTATCCTCCACATCCAGAAATTCCGGAATCTCAGAGCATTTGAAACTCCCAATCTGCAAAGATAGGCTGATGCAGTCGTTCGTCAGGTGATGTTCCTTGATTCTCACATCGTCACGCTTTACCAGTTCTTTCAAAATGTGCCCCGTCGAAAGGCCGCTCAGGTTCTGCTCTATTTCGGGTTCGGGGGAATCTGATTTTGCCAGCAGCTTTCCGTCCATGCTCCAATACTGATGGAGTTCGTATACCGGATGTATGTCCGCGCCATCGCCCGCCAGAGAGACGGTTTCAATGACTTGGATCACTCTGGCGGATTTTGTTTTTTGAAAATTAGGCTTTTTCATTCTTCTTCACCTCCCTTCATGCGGCCCCGCCGGGGCGGACATTCAGGGATTTCAGAGTTGCCACGAGCTTGATGCTGCGGGCGGCGGTCTCCATTTGCTCGAATGAAGTTTCGTCCATGCCCTTGCACATGTCATGGATGCGGATCAACCGCGTCGCTTCCTGAATGGTCAGGCCGTAGGCTTCGGGGGTCAGGGTACTATTCTTGTTGCGTGCCATATGTAGCACTCCTTTCTGTGGGTGGCTCCCACGACGCCCCGAAGGGCGTTTCGACCTGTGCCAGAGGTCATCATCGGGTGGGTTGTTAGTGGTTCCCTTCTGCGGTATACTGGAGCGGGAAGGGAGGTGATAAAGTGGAACAAAATACCGGTATGTCTGTTTCGGACTGGTCTGGTTTAGTAGCAATGGTCGTTTCGCTCTGCGCTTTGGTTTCTCCGATGCTGACAGCAATCTTTAACAATTGGCATCAGCAAAAGATGAAACAAATGGAATATGACCATCAGGAACGCGAAGAACGGGTTCGGCGCGAACGCGAAATCTACGAAGGCTACATTCGTGCGGCGGGTGCAGCTGTCCAATCTGGAACGCTTGAAAATCTGAGCGAATTTGGCTCTCACTCTGCACTGGCAATGTATTACGCTTCAAAAGAGCTTCGAGAAGATATGCTATCATTGGAACGCTTGGTGAAGCGAACTTCTGCGACACAGGATCTTCATAGTATGAAAGTCGAACTTTTGAATAAAATCGTTGTCAGGATGCGAGATGCAAAAGAAATGCAGTCGTGATAAATGCAATCACGATGGAGTATGCCGGATACCAACCGGAAAGTTCTGGCGTGACCTTTCTGACAAGCAGATTGCACAAAGTCACGACCAGCCAAAGAATCAGAATCAACTTATAGCACAGCATGTGAGTTTTCTCCTCTCCGCCCAGCGTACCTCTTCCACAGGTTCGCTGGGCTTTTTGCTGTTGTCCATGTGGTTCGCCTCCCTTCGGGTTGATTTGGTTTGCTAAGTTCGCCTTAGCTTGGCTATACTATATCATAGCTCTGCTATGATGTCAAGCACGAAATTATTAGCTGAGCTAAATTTTATCCTTGACACAGTAGCACCCGCGTGGTACAATCCGAAATAGAAGGAAGTGATACAAATGAACGAGCGTATAAAGAAAATCATTGAAGAACTCGATCTGAAAAAGGTTGATTTCGCAAACCGCTTGCACATCTCACAGCCTTTTGCATCAGAACTTTGTTCCGGTGCAAAAGCCCCAAGCGACCGCACGATTAGCGACATTTGCCGGGAGTTTGGTGTCCGGGAAGCATGGCTGCGCAACGGCGAGGGCGAAATGTTTGTGCAGGACACCCAGTCTGAGCGGGTAGCGGCCTTTCTGGCAGACCTGACAAAGGACGACAGCGACACCTTTAAGAAGCGTTTTGTCGAAATGCTGGCCGGTCTCAGCCCGGACGACTGGGAGCTGCTGGAGCGCATGGCCGAAAAATTGGCGCAAAAAAAAGAGGAAAGCTCGTAAAAGCTTCCCTCGTGTGGCGGCTGGTTATCCGATCAGGTGGCTTGCATACACCCACACAAGCCGCAGTTTGCGAAAATCGGCCTGTTCCAGCAGTTTCAGAATAGCGGTAATGTAATCTTGTCGTGTCATGTGGCAATCCTCCGATTCGGTTTTATGTCCAAGAACATTATACAACTATTCGGCGTTGATTGCAACAACTTTTGACAACTGAAAACAAACGAAAAAATCGCAGAGAACTGGGATTTTTTTCAACAGAAAAAGGAGAGAATCATGAAAAAGTCAGCAAAAAGGCTTTTAGGCGTTGTTTTTACACTGGCGCTGATGACGATTCTCGCATGCGGTGCCTTTGCGGCAAAGCCTGCGGTCGAGCTCACCGACGTCTATTTCACGGTCAATTCGGCAGATGGGGTTACCCCGACGATTTGCTTCCGAAATAATTCGGGCAAAACCATCAAGTATGTTACGTTCACGATGGTTCCGTTTAACGCGGTGGGCGACCGTGCATCTTGCACGATCCGCGGATATTCTTCGGTGCAGGCGCGTCTGGTTGGGCCGATCGAACCAACGACATTTGACAGGACCGTTGCAACTACGGTAGCGACGCCGTCGTCTATGGGAAATCGTGGCCCGTTCCAAGTTCAGCAACAGCTTGCAACGGATTATTATATCGGAGCAGAAGAGCGGAATGGACATCGGATTTTCCTGGATAAGGATGGGAACGCGTACTATTGGGATTCCTATATCAATGTGCCTTCGGGGATGACTCCGGCTGTTTTCCTGACCGATGATGAACTTCAAAATGCAGTATACTGCGATGCGGTTGAATGGGATAACCTTTGGTATAACGGGACGATTGATGAACTGGCTGTTACGCAGGCCGATGTGATCTATATGGACGGTAGCAAAGAAACTGTCAACCAAAAGGCGTTGTATTCCGGGCATTTCAGAATTGACGCGACCAATCAGCCATATGATGTTCTGGTGAACAAGTATTCGTCTGTATACGACTACAATTTCTACAAAGAAAACAATGCGGACTTGGCTGCTTCCTTGGGAGACAACCAGTGGAAGTACCTTGAGCACTTCATTAACAGCGGCATGAAGGAAGGCCGTCAAGGTAACGCAGAGTTCAATCTTGCGGCATACAAGGCAAATAACCCCGATTTGGTTGCCCTGTTTGGCGATGACAATGCAAAGTACTATGAGCATTACATTGCAGGCGGCAAAGCCGAGGGACGCAAAGCGGTCTGATAAATAAAAAAACTCCCCCGGTGCTGGAACACCGAGGGAGTTAAGATAAGCGGCTCGCTCCAAAGGAGGTCATCGCACACTCGACACTGCGATTATACCTCTTTTGGGCGGGCTTGTCAAAGTGTACCTGTTTTTCGGAGGTGTAATATGGGCAGAAGGACAAATACAGCGGTCTGGCTCGAAAAGCAGCAGCGCTGGCAGATCAAAGTACAGAAGAACGGGGAACGCAAAACGTTTACAAGTGCCAAGCCTGGCCGCACCGGCCAGCGGGAGGCGAACCGGAAGGCGGATGCCTGGCTGGATGAGGGCGTCGTCAACACCCGTGTGCTCGTGGATACGGCCTATGTGCAGTGGATGGAGAACCTGAAGCTGACCACGGACCAGTCGAATTGGGGCCCGGTGGAGAGCCGCTGGAGGAATCATGTGCAGCCGGTGATCGGCCGGAAGCGCATCGAAGACCTGTCAGAGCAGCATTTGCAGACCGTGGTGAACAAGGCCTATGCTGCCGGGTTGAGCAAGAAGTCGTTGATGAACATCTGCGCAGACCTTCGGGCATTCTGCAAGTGGATGCGGTTGAGCAAGATGTCCACCTTGCGTCCGGAAGCGCTACACGTTCCGAAAGGTGCGCGGTCCAAAGAAAAGGAAATCCTTCAGCCGGATGCCATGCGGGTTCTGTTCTCGGTGAGCACGACGCTCTACAAAGGCGTCTGGGTGACAGACCCGTATATCAACGCCTATCGGTTTTCGGCAGTGACGGGGCTGCGCCCTGGCGAGCTGATCGGCCTGCGGTGGCAGGATGTCCGGGGAACCACGGTCTGCATCCGAAGAGCAATCAATGTTCACGGCAAAACCACGCAGGGCAAGAATCAGAACGCGGTGCGGGCCTTTGCGCTGACGCAGATTGCAGCGGATGTGCTGGCGGCTCAACGCGAACTGCAACTTCCGGGGGAGAGCGTGTTTGGCATCAACTCAGAGAGCACCTACCGGCATTGCTGGGAGCGCTACTGCAAGGCGAATGAGATCAAGTATGTGCCGCCCTACAATCTCCGGCACACCTTTGTCTCGCTGGCAAAGACCCTGCCGGAGGGCGCTGTGAAGTCTCTGGTCGGTCACTCGAAGCAAATGGACACCTTCGGGGTGTATGCGCACCTGATCCAGGGCGAAGACGTGCAGACTGCGGCAATGCTGGATGGCGTTTTGGATAAGGTCCTGGGCGAGGGTCAGTAACCCACTTTAGCAACCCACTTTTAGTTTTAACGACCGATTACGGGATATCATAGAAGATATGCGAACCAACAAAAAGAACGATAACTCGTAAATGTCAATGAATAAAAATAACGAGCTTCTGATATTTTATAGATTCGACTCCCATCGCCTCCACCAAACAAGAAAAATCCGAACCTGTTTCCACTTGGAGAAAGGTTCGGATTTTTCGTTTTCAGATGTCAGAGGAGTGCAACAATAGAAACAGACAACAAAAAAGCGGCAGAGCATCTGAAATTCAGACACTCTGCCGCTTTATTTTGGAGCAGGATACGGGACTCGAACCCGCCGCCTACTGCTTGGGAAGCAGTCGCTCTACCAGATGAGCTAACCCTGCAAGCTACCCTATTAGTTTAGCAAAGGTGAGCGGGTTTGTCAACTGTTTTTTGATTCATTTTTTCTTCAGAGTACGACGCAGTGCGGCAAGTTCGGCCTCAATGTGCTCCAAAGCCTGATCCAGGGCGGCGCGGTTCAGGGTCTCGGTGTCGGTGCGGCCGACCAGATAGTCGATGCTGACGCCGAAATAGTCCGCCAGGCGGATGAGCGCTTCGCTGTCCGGGCGGGTGCGCTCCGTCTCGTAGTTGGAGATGGTCTGCTGGTCGATGCCGACGGCATTGGCAACGTCGATCTGGCGCAGGTCGCGGTCCTCGCGCAGGTCACGGATTCGGTTCATCTTAGATGCCCCCTTTTGTATTCGTTTTCTATTCTACAAAAGTATTTGTATCAAATTGCGATTTTACAAAAATAATAGGGTTAAATTGATATGATAAGACGAAAAAATTTGTATTATATGAGTGAACTTACAAAGAAAAACTGTTTTTGACTCTTGCTGTACAAATATTTTTGTGCTAAAATTGGCTTGCAAACAAATTTATTTGTGCGAAAGGCTGGTTGGAAGGAGAAATTTTGTATGACAGAAGTTCAGGATATCCCGGTTTCGGTTACTTATACAGGAAAGACGATGCAGCGGAACGAGGTCGTGGACTATTTACAACAGCTTTGCACCTATCGTATGGCGTTCGACGAGCTTTCGGAACAGTATGAACGGCGGAAGAAAGAATTCGAGGCGGTAAAAGAAAAATACGACAGCACCAAATGGAAGGTGCCAAGTGAAACGGCACCCAAGGAAAATTATATTGGGGTAATCATCTGGGCGGGAATCATCGTGCTAATCGCCCGGTGGTTTCTGGGGTTCCCGACGGGGCTGATATTCCGGGGCGTGGTGATCGCAATCGCGGCGGGCATGATACTGCTCTTCTATTGGGGAGAAAAAGACCACGGCAAACAAGAGCGTGCCACCTGGGAGAAGGAGAAAGAAGACTATTCGCAGAAATTGAAATGGCTCGAAGAGCAGAAGGCTTCGTATGTGGACGGAAAGCCGAAAGAAGTTGCGGACGCTGAGAAAGCGATGGAGAGTGTAAGCAAGATGCGGGAGTTTGCCAGGATCCGCAGATGGCATTACGAGTCGGAGGATATCCTCCCGAAAGAACTGCTTGAATGGCCCGTCCCCGCAGTACTGTCCAATTACTTTTCCAGCGGCCGGGTGAACACCCTGTCCGAAGCCATCAACCTGTTCTATGCCGAGCTCCATAACCAGCGGATGCAGCAATTGCAGGAAGAAATACGGACGCGGCAGGAGGCCATGATCATGCAGCAGAACCTGAATGCGGCGCGGCTCTCAGAGCAGATCAACACGGCAAAGAATGAGATCGAGATGGACAATTTCATTCAGTCGTGCTTTGTGCAGGATCGTCTGGACAGCATTTATCGTGAAGTGCGGGACCAGTGATGCAATAATTTATAGGAGGAATCATTTATGTCTGCGTATCTTGACATCCGGGTGAAATGGAGTTATTTTGGAATGATGAGCAAGGTGGGTGTTTCAATGTTGGAATCGTTAGACCCAAACTATTTTGTACGGCTCTACATTGACAGCACAACAGAATACACGAAACTTCACGCGTCCAAGAAGGTTCATCACATTCCGGTAGAGCCGGGTGCTCATACGATTATCATTACCCGCCGGGAAATCGGAAAGACGACCTTCAGTGATGTTTGTAATGTTGCGGTTGGCGGCGTTATGGGTGCGGCACTGGGAAGTTCCGGCATGGCCGCAATGGGAACGGACATGGCACAGAAGTTTATTTCGGAGAATCATCTCGAAGGTGCCAAGGTCCTCGAATTTCACGAAGGACAGACGATTGCATGTGAAGTCAAATCGGACATGCGCGGAATGCCGAAAATCACCTGGCTGTAAATCTGAATCATTTTGCCGCAGGGGTTCTTTTTTGAACCTCTGCGGCTTTTCTTTGTCTGCAAAAAATGCTATACTAAAAAGGACAATCTGTTTTTGGAGAGAACCTGTATCATGATCTTTGTCCCATTGCTGCACTACTTCAAGTGCAAAAATTCATACAGCGGCAGCGAAGCCGGGATGCGGTATCTGCTTACGCCCGGCAAGCGCACGGTGCCTGACCCGGAAGGCGGGGAGGGGGCCGAAAAAGAGGAGGCCATCCTCACGGTGGACATCTGGCCGGACCCCTGGGCGCTGGACCAGACCGACCCCGCTTTGCGCCGCCGCGAAGTCTTCCCGCTGAGCGACGCGGGCCGCACCGCTGCCGCGCAGTGCATGAAGGAGGCCTTTGAGGCCGAGCCGGAGCGCTGGAAGAACACCCCCTCCATCCTGGATTGCGAGCCGTGGGCACCGCCTGCGCCGGAGGAGGAAAAAACTGAATGATCTACCGTTTGAAAGAGCAGAAGGGCGATGCCATCGCCGTGCCGCAGCTGGTGTTTTCCAAGCTGGGCATCGCGGAGGAGTATAACGTCCGGGTGGCGCTGTATGTGCTGGCCACCGGCGTGACCGACCCGGAGAAGATCTGCGCAGACCTCAAGCTCCGCAGTAAGATGAGCGCTGAGAGCGCGCTGGCCTTCTGGGCCGGTGCGGGCCTGCTGGAACGCTACGAGGAGAACGCCGCACCGGGCGAGGAACCCAGCGCCCCGGCTCCCATGACCTGGGCCGAGATCGCAGCGGCCTCCCGCACCGACCCGATGATCTCCAGCCTCATTGACTGCGCACAGGCCGGGTTTGCCCGTCCGCTGACCCACAGCGAGATGGAAAAGCTCGTCAATCTGTACATCGTCGAGGGCTTTGCGCCGGAGACTGTCATGCTCTGCGTGGCCTATGTGGCCAGCCGGGGCAAGCGGACGATGGGGGCTGTGAGCCACGAGCTGAAGGTCTGGCGCGCCGAGGGCGTGGAGTCCGGCGAGCAGGCAGATGCGCACTTGCAGCTGCTGGCCCTCCGCGCCCAGCGGGAGCAGTACGTCAGTGGTCTGCTGGGCATTGCCGAAAGCGAACTGACCCTCGGCGGGCGCAAAGCCATCGCCCGCTGGTACGAGGTCTACGGTTACGACGATGCCATGGTGGAGGAAGCCGCCGTGCAGGCCGGTGCCAAGCGGGACCTGTGGTACTGGAACAGCATCCTCAAGACCTGGAACGCCAAGGGCCTGCGTACCGTCCACGATGTGCGCGGGCCGGTGGCCGGAGCGGGCGCCAGCCGGAACCTCCGGGTGGACCGTGAGACGCCCAGCGGGAACAACTTCCTCAAAAACGCTGTCCGCCGCCGCTCCCTGCGGAAACAGCCGGACGAAGCATCGCAGTAAGGAGAGATTATGCGTACCAAACGTGAACTGTATCAGGAGGCAATGCGGGCCGTCGCGCTGCGGCGTCAGACCGCGCGCGCCAACGCCGAGGATGCCCGCGCCGCAGCCGAAGCGGCCGTCCCGGCCCTCCGCCACGCCGAAGAAGAGGTGCGGGTGCGGGGTGTGCGCTGCGCGCTGGCCGGTGCTTCCGGCAAGGACCGCACCGCCGCTGCCGCCGCACTGGCCAAGGCAAAACAGAATCTGACGGCCCTGCTGGCGTCCAGCGGACGCCCCGCCGATGCGCTGGAACCGCATTTCACCTGCAAAAAATGCCAGGACACCGGCACGTTCGAGGGGCACACCTGCATCTGCGTCCACAAGCTCATGCAGAAACTCCGCCGTGAGGAGATCGAGAGCCTGTCCAGCCTGTCCATTTCCAGCTTCGATACCATGGAGCTGCGCTACTACCCGAACACCATGGACGACAAGCTGGGCGAGCCGGTCCGCAGTTACATGGGCGGTCTGCTGGCGGAGCTGCGCGCGTATGCCGAAGAGTTTGACCGCAGCAGCGAGAGCCTGATGCTGTTCGGCAATGCGGGCCTGGGCAAGACCCATGCGGCCCTTGCCATTGCGGGCATCGTGCTGGAAAAGGACTTCGATGTCATTTATGTGTCCAGCCCGGACTTTTTCTCCAAGCTGGAAGCACTGCACTTTGGCGCAGACCCCGGCGGCGAGGAGGAGACCCTGCTGCAGACCGCAGCCGGGGCCGACCTGCTCATTCTGGACGACCTGGGCACCGAGTTCAATTCCAACTTCTTCCTGAGCACCCTGTACAGTCTGCTCAACAACCGGCTGGGGGCGCACCTGCCCACTATCGTCACCACCAACATCACGGACGGCGCGCTGCTGGAAAAGCTCTATACCGAAAAGATCTCCAGCCGTCTGTCGGCCTTCGTGCCCTGCCTGTTCGCCGGGCAGGATATCCGCAGCCAGAAGGCGCAGGAAGTATAA